CGGCTGCTTGGACAATTTCTTCATTCTCAGGCAGATTTAATAATTCTTCTAATTTCTTAGTCATAGTGATATCCTATAATATACTACTATATTTATCTCTTCTTACCCTGATGAAATATATCTTGCTCAGTTATAATACGAAAGTTTACATTATTTTGTTTACACCAAGCTCTTGCAGATGCCCACTTTGCTTGATTAACTACCCAATGTGCTTGATTATGCTTACTCTTGCCTAGCTGCTCTTTGAACGATTGGTTTGCTGGTTTTACTTCTATTAGTTCTACACGCTGTTTGCCCGATTTGTCAAGGTATGTAATAAAGAAGTCAGGAACGTAAATTGTTTGCTTGCCTGTTAATGGATTTCTATAAGGTATCTTTATAGCTTCGCTTGCCCATTGTGTAATGTTAGGATTCTCATCACAAAATTTCATAAAGGTAAATTCCCACCCAGAACGATATGTGGGCATTTTTCCACCGACATATTTGTCAGGGTTTTTTGGAGTAAATTTCCCCTGGGCATACTTTCTTGACATTATACAATAATATTTCTCTGTTCAAAGAGGTTATCTCTCGGAGGTACTCTGTATCCAAGTGCGCTTGTTTTTGAACGATTTAAGTTTAAAATTTGAGCAACTACATAACTTAGCTGCGAACTGTCTAAACCTTTAAGTGTGTCCAGTAGTTGGAATACCGGAAGCTTGTCTATGTTAGCCTGTCTTAGCAATATTAGCGCAGTATTTACAGCCGCGATCTCGTCAAAACCTCTTTTAAGAAAGTACCCAATAACAGCGTCAACTTCGTTAACGTTAAATGGAATTTGATCTCTTGCTTGTCTGTCAAAAAATTGCGATCGATCACTTGCTTGCTTTGTTAACTGTTCTAAACTTGATAGTGCCATTATCTTGGTCCTTGGTTTAATCTCGGAACTTCAATTCCCGGAAGTGATCCGGCTTGCTGCGCGGTACGGGCTGCTGTTTGAATTATTCCTTGTGGAGTACTAGTGTTACCTACGAATACAGCATCTTGTTCAAAGTTAATTGAGTTTGCTGCCGGAGTAGTTAGTGCTGGTTGAAGTACTGTTGTCCCGGATCCTACTAACGGAGAAGGAACATTGTCGTATCTTGTTTCAGGGCTAGCAAAGCCGGCTGGGTCAGAGTTAGCGTCAATAAATCCATTGTTGTATAATACACCTTCGTATATCATACTAATAGTATTTTCCATTATGCCAGCACCGTCGGAGTAGTCTAATGTATCGTGTCCCCACGCCGTTAGCATTGGGTTTATTAGCGTATATGAAAACCATTCCTGTCTGCTCAACTGAAATATTTTAATCCATCTAAAGAAAGGATCTCTTTTTTCGTTGTCTAACCCGTATTTGTAAACAACATTTCTAAATTTATCTCTAGCGTCATACTGTACTGGATTGCCTCTGCCATCGTTTTTACTGCCGTCTCTAAAGTAATAGAGATAATATTCATGTAGTAGTGCGCGTGTTACGCCAGTATTATCGTCGTAAAAACCTATTCTCACGTCATCATAATCAATACGTGTTTGAATGTTCTTTTTTCTATTATATTGCTGTACAGTTTCTACGCTTGCACGGTATTGAGGTAAGTCAACAGATTTAGCTAAGACTGCAATTTCTTTGAGGAAGTTTGATGAGTTTGGAGATTGCAATCTAGCTAAATCAGTGAGTTCAAATTGAACGTGATAAAGAAACTTAGTCTTAGGAGAAAACGCATGATTGCTTTCAGTAAATAACTGATGAGCGTGTCTAGCATCTCTAAGATGTAAATTAGGATCTCTATTTGTTAAGTTTATTGACATACAAATATTTATCCATTACTATTATATGTGTAGATAATAAAACAGGGGCCCTAAGACCCCTGTTTGTATATAGAATGCTAAAAAACAATCTATTATTGCTGTCCGGTATTTGTACCACCAGTAGCTTGAGTACCGCCTGGAGCCTCTTGCGTTGCTCTTGGAGTAGTAACTCCGACGCCTTCGAATTCGCCTTCTCCGCCTTCTCCAAACTGGAGTGCGTTGTCGTAACGAATGTTAAGTGTAACCTGCATTGGATCATTAGTTGTATAATCCACGTTATTGTAGTTTACGCTCTCTAGATAAGCACCGACGATCTGGAACCTATCAATAACATTTGCGCCATTGGCACCGTTGCCGCCGTCAAGTGTTTCAATACGCATCTGGAACTTATATGTACCACCAGATACCGCACTTGATTGCTCGTAGAAGTCAAACTGTCTTTGAAGCTGCTGTCCGACAATCTTTTGAACATTGTTGTTTGCATCTTCACGAAGTGTAACTGTTACTGGCTCCCAAGTATGCTTACCAGCTAGGTAGCTTCTTGAGTTATATGCGTCTAAAGTAATTTGTTCGAATGTTAAGTTTGGTTTTGTAACATTCATGACTTGTCTTGTCATTTCTCTCGTATCACCAGTTGTTCCGAAACCTTCAAACAATATTCTAAAACGATATTGTAGTTTTGGCATAAGCAATGTACTATTGCTGCCGCCTGCTTCAGTTGGAACTGATATATTTGTTAATGATGTAATTGGCATTCTATTCTCCTAACACACAAGTATTTATCTTTAATAGGCCCCATATTTCAGGGGCCTATTTTAAAGATTAGTTACCTAGTGCTGCTATTTCTCCAGTATTCTTAATTCTCAGTGGAATGTATATGAATTCGATAGCTTTCACTGGTTCTATTGCTATGTCAAGATAAAGTTCGTTTCTATCTATTCTAGCAGGTGTATTGTTTGATGTATCGCAAACTACTAGGAAGTCATAAAGGGCTCTTAGTCCAACTAGTTCTAAGCAGAACGCGTCAGCAGCTGACTTAATTTGATCTCTAGTAATCTTGTCGTTTGGTTCAAACAGATATGGTCTAGCTAGCTTTTCTAGCTGTCCTCTCATGTACACAACTAGTCTTGCTACGTTAACTCTGTCAAGAGCACTTGCATTTCTAGCACGAGTCTTCTGTCCAAATACAACTAGTCCGCTTCCGTTCAAGAACGTAATTGGATTAATGTTGTTAAGATACAATGTATCTCTTTGTCCAGTGTTTAGCGCAACACTTACAAATTCACCTTCGCCGTTAATATAACCACTTGATGTTGCGTTAGTTACGCCACCTCTTCTTGTACCTGCAGGAGCAAACCATGGGTAAGCAACTTGGTCGTTAAGTATAAGTGTGCGTAGTGCCATGTGACTTGGAGGAACAACAACGTTGTTACCTGCGTTATCACTTGTAAAGCCCCAAGGGTAATACATACCTAGGTATTCGTCAAAGCTTACTGCACCGTCGTCGTTATCTTCTACTGCCAGACGTACATTTGATGCCCACTCATTAAGTGAAGTAGCATCTGGTGTTAGTCTTGCTGGCGTGTCACCTACAACGAACGCTGTTAGACGTCTGTCATAGTTTAGCGTAACCATTTCGCCAATTAGTTCTGGATAACCTGGTGTAGCAATTAGATTGAATTGACGAATCTCTTCATCTCTAATATCTTGGTTGCTGTTAACCATAGCCTGTAAAGCTTGTACAACGGTCTTACGTTGCGCATTGCGTCCGAATGTACCTGAGCCATCCTCGTTATTACCTGACGCCGTAACCCAGCGGTGTGGGTAGTAGTCAGCTAACGCTTCTGGTTGTCCATTGCGATCATACTCACCAGCAGTAACATTGAAACGCTCGTTGTCTTCTGCTGTGTTAATGTAGTTACGTACAAAACGCTTAACATTAAAGCCCGAACGACGTAGGTTCCAAAGTAGCATACCTTTTGGATATAGTGCTGGATCAGGAGCATCTGGATCTTTGTAATTGCTTACTAGGAGATCTGTAATGTCTGCCTTTTCAACATCAGTACCCGAGTTACCATAACGTACATCGTCAAACAGTATACCATTTTCGCTTGTTTGGTCTGTCTTATCAACAGTAACCCAACCTACGTTAACAACATACTTGTACACTACTGGATAGTTATCAACGTCAGCAGTGTCAATCCAAAGATCACCTGTTACTAGTGCGCCACCAGTTGAGTTTTCTGTAGGCTCAGCTGCTGCTACAATTGGGCCGTTTACGTCAGTTGATCCTGCACCGTCGCCGTGGTCATAGTTAGCGTAACCAATCCAATCAAACCCGTCATGGATAAGAATGTCAACTTCGTCAACGATTGAGTTATACCATAGTTCGCCGTCTGCTGTTAGTGCTAGCGGTGGCTCTTCTGATGCTGTGTAGCTCAGTACCTTCCAGTTACTTGCTCTCCAATCTTGTGGATCAGATGAGTTATCTGCTCCCGGTGAGTAGTAAAGATTAGCAGTTGTTGAAGTATCAGTTGCATCAAATACTGCTAGTCCTGCTTCTGTTAGCGAACCATTAGTATCAATAATACGGAAGTCTCCACCTAGCTTGTGCTTGATGATAACTCTGTTCTGTGCGTCAACACTTGCTTGGATATTTGTAAAACCTGCCGAGCCAATTGCGTTAGCTAGCGCAGTTGCATCGTTTGACGAACCAGTAGTTGTAAACGATACTGTTTTAGAATTTTCAAGGGTTGAGCTATTTACTAGTGACTCGCTCATTACAAAGTCAACTTCACTTGCCGCAGTAAACGAATCAACTGTTATCTTAGGCGTAGTAATAGTAGTTGCGCCTGTAACTACTCTGCGATGAATCTTAAAGTTAGCAAGGCCACTGTTCTCAACATCTGCTAGGACATATAGATCACCTGCTCGTAAGTTTGATCCGCCTCCTGCGCGATCTAAGTTAAAGATTGCAGTTTCTGCTGTGTCATAAACAGGTGCGTCTACATTTTCCCATAGCTTTGTATCAGCGTTGTATGATCTAACTCTGATGTTTGCTCCGCCGTTTGGAGTAGTTGTTTTGAACCATACCGATCCTGTTGGACGCGGAGTAGCGTTAATTGACTTCCATTCTGGAACCTGTGTGTGAGGCTGAATTGCTAGGCTCGGTGCAGCGTATGTACCTGCGGCAAATCCTAAGTCAGCTACTGCTGTACCCGAAATGTCTACGTCAACACCTGTTGAATAAATGTCAATTGCATTGTCATTAACTTCTGCTGAAACTCCTGAAATTCCTGCACCATTAATTTCACTGACTAGTGTTGCTGCGCTAACAATTGTAACGCCGTCAATAACAAAGTCTGTGCTGTTAATAGTTAGAGTCTGTCCTGTAGTTACAGTCGGATTTGACGTGCTAGTTGCTACAGGCCAGCTTGCTTTCCAGTCTGGCGAACCAACCGGAACCCATGTTGACGATGCATTTTTAAACCATGATCTATTTGTAGTAGTTACTGAAACAACAGCATAATCACCTACGCCGCCAATACTTGCTTTTGGTGTGTAGTCTTGGTTGCTAAAGTCTTCAACTTCGTCTTGCTCTGTGATTGAAATTACATCTACACTTGTAAATGTTTGGCCGCCAGTAGTAGTTACTGATGATGCGTTCCATTCAAGTAACCCAAATTGGGTGATCTGTGTGTCAAACCAATATGTTCCGTCTGCTGGCTCGCCGCCTGGCTCATCTGCGCTTGGCTCTAATTTGCCAAGATCTAAATCTGCTCTAACTACATACGCTCTATTAGAAACACCTAATAGTGAGTATGCTGTCTGAAGACCATATTCGTTAAGTTCTGAACCGTGAATCATGTTGCCATTACCGTCGGAATAGAACAGTGGGTCTCCAAATGTTTCGCCTAATTCTCTTTGACTGGTTAGCAAGTAAGCTCTGCCAGCGTTAGCTGCCAGTGTGCCTGCTGCAATTCCAGTGCCACTATTGTTCGGTTTATTTTCCGCAGTGGCTACAAAGATCATAGGCACCGTTCCAGCCGCAGCTGGTGTGTAGAAACTTTCGTCAATTACATTGACTTGTACACCTGGTGATACTAATGTCATCTCATCTTCTCCTCATGGATTGTCATATACAAGTATTTATTACAAACCATATAAATTACCCCGGTTACGCAGGCAAAAAAGGTGTGGTAAAGGTGAGGTTCTCCGAAGATAGATAAATATTAGTAGAAAGCAGCGATCGCGAGACTGCCATCTCCATCGCTTTTAGACCAAAGGAGTATCTTATGGCCCAACAACAATATATATCTCTAGATAACAAATATTCTAAAACTTACAACAATCTAATTAATTCGAGAAGATCTTTAGATAGAAAGAAAATTGATAACTGTTATTACGAGAATCATCATATAATTCCTAGATCACTTGGAGGTAGTAATAAAAAATCTAATATGGTTTTATTAACTCCTAGAGAACATTGTATAGCGCATTTACTGTTAGTAAGAATGCATGGCGGTTTAGCAAAATACAAAATGCAGGCTGCTATTAATTGGATGACTAGAAATATTATAAAAGAAAACATTTCTTCTAGAACATATGAGCTTGTTAACAAAGAACTATATCAAAGAGATTTACAAAAAGAACTATGGAATGATGCAGAGTACGTTAAAAAGAAACAGAAAGAATATAAAGAAAAATATGCTAACGAAGATAAAAGTATAGTAGGAAAAATTAATATGAGACCATTATGTATATGCAACCAGCGTCCTGCTGCTATAAATTATAAAAAAGGCGATAAAACCTTCTATCGAAAGAAGTGTGACATCTGCCTAAAGAAAAAGACAGTGGGCTATGGCATACCTAAGTATGTACTAGCAGGCTACAAAAAACGTAACTATTGCGAGAAGTGTAAATTTACAAGTCAGCACGAAGAGCAATTTAATGTTTATCATTTGGACGGCAATCTTGATAACTGCCGTCCTAATAACTTAAAAACTATTTGTGCAAATTGTCAGCGGCTTGTACAAAAGGAAGGCTTCAAGTGGAAGCAAGGTGACTTAAGGCCTGATTTTTGACAAGTAAGTTAGAAGCTGATCTACGTTAAATTCTAACTCTTCTAAAGTGCCGTTGTTGTCAATAGTAAAGTTTGACATCCATTGTTCTAAGTTCATACTATCGGATGGCTCAAGTGGTAAGTAATCTGCGCGATCTACCCAAATTACATAAT